TTGAGTGATTCGGTCACCACAATGACCTTATTATATATCATTTGATGATTTTATATGTATTAAAATAGCATATACACCCTCCTAATTAAAAGGTATATTTTTTCGCCCCAAACCTAACTAATTCTACCTACATTTATTTCAAATTGTTGTCCTTTTATTTACATGTCTACCTCATTGCTGCAACATAATGTTAATATATCTACCTAATATAGGTATATTGTAATGTTTTATTTAACAATAAGTTAACAAATGTGTTCTGCCCTAGTTTGGAATTGAATACCTAACTACAGCCTCCATGAATATTTTGATAATTTACGGTTTCACTAATATTATACCAAATTGTAGTCTCCATAAATATTTTGCTAATTTACAGTTTCATTAATATCACACCAAATTGTAAATCTCCATAGATTTTTTGCCAATCTGCTGTTTCTATTAAAATTCCACCAACACCGGTCCCATTACATAACATACCTTAAAAAGTACCTCCTTAGTAGACCAATTAATAATCATTTAGATGTGCCTACATATATAAACAACAAAATATATGTATTATTTTGCCTACCAGTTTTGATAAGATAAATAATTGATGAATTTTTGTAATACTTTATTTATTTGAATGATTAGATCGGTACAATAACCTTATTATGTATCATTTGATGATTTTACATGTATTAAAATAGCATATTTGCATACTTCTAATTCAAGGGTATAATTTTCGCCCCCAACCGAACTAATTCTACCTACATTTATTTCATATTGTTGTCCTTTTTATTTACATATCTACCTCATTATTGTAACATAATGTTAATATATCTACCTAATATAGGTATATTGTAATGTTTTTTTTGACAATAAGTTAACAAATGTGTTCTGCCCTAGTTTGGAATTGAATACCTAACCACAGCCTCCATAATATTTTGCTAATTTACGGTTTCATTAATGTTACATCAATACCAACTTCCCATTATACATCATACTTAAAATAATACCTCACTAGTATACCAACTAAGCATCATTTCCATTCATGTACCCTACATATTTTTGCCATCCAAAAAAAAAAAATTTCTAGATTAATCATTTAAATATACTTGACGGGAAAAAAATACACACTTCCACATAATCTTGCCCCTAAAAACAGTTCTTATATAAGATTTGTACAAATTATATATATAAACTAAATGTCAGGGCAAAAATCCGTGGAATGTGTGGGAATTTTTAATCATAGCTGTCAGAGTCTGTAAAAGGATAATCAGAAATTTCAGCCCAGCCTATTATATTATTTGTGAGGTGGACTTTTTTGCCCGCAATAGAATAAATTTTTTTTTTATAAAACTTTTTTAAATATATATTTGTCTGAAAATATATAGTAAAATTTTTTAAGTTATATTTTCTTTTTTCCGCCTTTGTCATATTTGAATATAGGTCACTTTTACTAAAATTATTATATATATCTGCTATTCTCAATATATCATCATTTTTTTCTGTTTTATCATAATTTTCTTTAAACCACTGCAATATATCACAACTGTCCTCAAGATAATTTTTTGTTCTCTGTTTTATATTATCTGGTATAGTAAGTTTAAAATTATTTTCTGTATATTTTTTATGTGTTTCTATTAAAATTTTAATTAGGGCATATTTATACTTATCCTGAAATTCAAAACTTTTATATTTTGCCTTTGCTTCAAATATGAAGTTTTTATTGTCTATGAGTGATTCATCTGTTGTAAATACAGACCTAAATAAAATGTCAATTATTCTCCTTATGTCTGCATTTGTTGGTTCTTCTGCAAATAGAGGTTTTTTATTACACTCACATATAGTTGTATTATGTAATATTTTTTCTGTTGCTTTTTCATGATGTGTTCTGGCACTAAATTTTCCTCCTCCAGTTAATTCTTTTATTATAGAATTTTGAAACTTATCTTTTTCTGGTGGTTCTCTAAATATAACTAATCTTTTTTTATCTAAATTTGCTTTTTCAGGATTTGATCCTGTTTTACTCTTTTCAAACAATATTGAATTATTTGATATGATAGCAAAATCTCCAAGGGCCTTTACCAATAAATCATTTAGTAATCCTTTCCCATTACCACCTGATCCATTAAATACATTAAAATTTTCTAGGCAGCGTCCTTCAAGGGTTGTGCATAATATTTCTAGGTATAACTCTTTTTCCTCCTTTATGGGCATTATACTAGTAATTATTTTGTTTATTTTATTAATTTGTTTTATAGTAGGTTCCTTCCAATTATAATTTGTTGTCATGGTTATATAATCGCTGTATTTGTATCCTCTAAATGTATGTAATTTGAGATCATATACTACATCATTAAATCCAAGTAGCCACCATTTCTCATCAAATACAATATCATTATTTATACCAAATAATTTATAGGACTCAACTATATTTTTTTTTGCTGCCACAGTTTTCAAACGGTCTATCTTGCGCTTGTAACTACTAAAGTCAGGGGACTCCCAATATACATCTAAAATGATTTCTTTGTAATACTCATAAAGATCGGAATATATGTATTGCTTCAGTACAATTTCATCCTGTACCCAATATTTTCCATTGTAACAGTATAATTTGTACCCGTTTTCCCCATCTTTTTTATATATAAACCTGTTCCCAGCTAATTCTTTTATTTTTCTTGCAAAATCATCATCTAATAACGATAATTTATTTGCTCCCATAATTTTTATGTATTCCTTAATATTATCTTCTTTAGCAAAATAATATATTGTTTTTGTAGTATATCCCTCTTTATAATTATGTATAAATGATGTATACTTTGCTCGAGTTTTTTCTGTACCACTATAGTTTGATCCTTTGGCTGAAAAATAGTCAAATACCTCAAAACCATCCATACCATAAATATTCATTAATGCCATTCCTACAGTAATCCAATTGTTATACTCATCAAATCTTTCTTGTTTGTAACACATATCAAAAAGCTTCTTGTACGTTTCAAAATTATTTTTTAATAATATTTTTGGTTTAATATTATTGAGTATTATATTAGGACTTATTTTACTTTTTTTATTGTTGTTTTCCCTCGTTTGTATTTTTTTGTTTTGCTCAATCTTAATTATATTTTTTTGTCTTTTATTTTGATATACCATTAGAGAGTTAAAAAACAAATCCTTATCATTGTCATTTTTGTATGTACTAAATTCATCGTCATATATCAATTGTTTATCATCTTCCCTACCCATTTTTTTTGAAAAACATGTTCTCATACAACCAGCTCTATAAATTGACAAATCAATACATTTATATTCAAGATTTATATTTGAAGCAAAATGTTTACAATGGTAAATATCTTTAAATATAAAAGTTGGCAATCTGTATATTATATGGTAGCTTAACTTTTCATTAGAGTTTTTTTTGGCTGTCAAAGAAATTATTACTGGTTTTTCGTTGGATAAATTATATAAATTTGTGGTTGTTTTATCAATAATATCTTTAATTATATAACGATAATTTTTTATTTCAGTCATATCTGTCATATCGATATCCTGCCCAAAATTAACAGGCATATCCCTTAGGAAGCCCTCATATATTGAAGGTACACGATTTTTTTGTAAAAATTTTCTCTCAATATAAGAATATATAGTATTTATATCACAAATATAAAATTGTTGATGGTTACATTTGCTGATATCTTCCATAAACATATTGTACCGTTTTTTTCTTTTTAGTAAAAAATTGTATGCTGGTTTCTTTTTTGCAAAAACTTTAGGTGTAATTTTCATATATAAACTATATATATAAAAATTTTTAGAAAAAAACACATATTATAACATATTATTCGTTTTTATCAATACTGTAATATATTATATTTATTTTCTTACTATTTATGATATTTGATGTCCTACTATTTACAAATTTTAAACCATAAAATTTACATAATCCTTTTAATATTGTTAATATATATACATTTACTTTTTTTGATGAATTATATTGGAGATGATCATATTTATTTATATTTAAATTATCAAAATTATCCTTATATTTGTTATAGAATTTTATCCCATCGATTTTGATAATATCAGCCCGACTTACCTTAAAATCAAATATATTGCTTATATTTGGCATTTTTAATTCCTGTAGTATCGCATTTAAAAAGAATAATATGTCCACATATCTATTCTTTTCAATATATTTTTCATATAATACATCTATTTGTATTTTAGAAAATATATCTTTATTATCATCTAACCCTAACAACTTTAATTTATTTTTGGTATCATTATCCATTATACTAATACTATCATAATTTTTTTATATATTACTTTTTATACATAATTAATGATGTATTTTAAAAATAATGTATATATATATTTTTTTGCCTACCAGTTTTGTTAAGATAAATAATTGATGATTTTTACAATACTTTATTTGTTTGAATGATTAGGTCACCACAATAACCTTATTCTGTATCATTCGATGATTTTATATGTATTAAAATAGCATACGTACACACTCCTAATTCAAAGGTATATTTTTTCGCCCCAACCTAACTAATTCTACCTACATTTATTTCATATTGTTATCCTTAATTTATACATCTACTTCATTTATAGTTACACCTTATAACAGCTAATCCAACAATAATCTAATTAATGTTTTCTACTTTAGTTTGGATAGTTTACCATATTATGGTTCTGGCTATATTCTATCAGTAAATTAAGGAAAAATTGATTCTTTAACAGTATATACTTATTATAATGTAATTATAATAAATAATAAAGATGTCCAAAGTCGTAACCAATATGAAACCAGTATATGAATTATTTATAGAAGAAACTGAAAAACCAGCACCAGATGTTAATATGTTAGAATCACTTATTGATAGGTTACAACAAGAAGATATTGATAAGATAAACGAATTAAATTTGGGTAATAAAAAATTAGACAAACTACCTAATAATATAGGTAACCTTATCAATTTACAAAAATTATGGATTGATACTAACCAAATAAGTGAAATCCCTTATAGTATAGGTAACCTCACTAATTTGCAAGAATTATGGATTTATAATAATAAAATAACTGAAATACCAGATAGTATAGGTAATCTCGCTAATTTACAACAATTTTATTGTTATTGGAATCAAATAAGTGAAATACCAAAATGGTTAGTAAATATGAATATACCTAATATGATAATTTAAATATATTATGCAATTATTTATTTTATTTAATGATTTTATCACCACATTATCCTTATTTTATATCATTATACTAATTTAAGAGAGTATTAAAGATGACCTGACACTCTTCCTAATTCAATGCTATATTTTTCGCCACCTACCTAACTATTTCTATCTACATTTATTTCATATTATTATCCTTAATTTATACATCTACTTCATTTATGGTTACACCATATAACAGCTAATCCGACAATAATCTAATTAATGTTTTCTACCTTAGTTTGGATATTTTACCATATCATGGTTCTAGCTATATTCTATCAGTAAATTAAGGAAAAAATTGATTCTTTAACAGTATATACTTATTATAATGTAATTATATCAGGAATTAAAGATGTCTAAAGTTGCAACCAATATTAAATCAGTATATGAATTATTTATAGAAGAAACTAATAAATCAGCACCAGATATTGATATGTTAGAATCACTTATTGATAGATTACCAAAAGAAGGAATTGATAAGATAAACGAATTAAATTTGGGTAATAAAAAATTATATAAATTGCCTAACAATATAGGTAACCTTACTAGTTTACAATATTTTTATTGTTATGATAATCAAATAAGTGAAATACCAGACAGTATAGGTAACCTTACTAATTTACAACAACTTAATTGTTATAAAAATAAAATAACTGAAATACCAGACAGTATAGGTAATCTCGCTAATTTACAACAATTTTATTGTTATTGGAATCAAATAAGTGCTTTGCCAGATAGTATAGGTAACCTTACCAATTTGCGACGATTTGAATGTTATTGGAATCAAATAAATACATTCCCAGATAGTATAGGTAATCTCGCTAATTTACAACAATTTTATTGTTATTGGAATCAAATAAGTGCTTTACCTGATAGTATAGGTAACCTTACTAATTTACAATATTTTAGTTGTTCTAATAATCAAATAAGTGTGTTGCCAGACAGTATAGGTAACCTTACTAATTTACAAATATTATGGATTAACAATAATCAAATAAGTAATTTGCCAGATAGTATAGGTAACCTTACTAATTTGCGAAATTTATTGATTTCTAATAATCAAATAAGTGAAATCCCAGATAGTATAGGTAACTTTACTAATTTAAAACAATTTAATTGTTCTAATAATCAAATAAATATTTTGCCTGATAGTATAGGTAATCTTACTAATTTACAAGATTTTTATTGTTTTGGTAATCAAATAAATATTTTGCCAAATAGTATAGGTAATCTTGCTAATTTACAATTTTTTAATTGTTCTGTTAATCAAATAAGTGAAATACCAAAATGGTTAGTAAATATGAATATACCTAATATGATAATTTAAATATATTATGCAATTATTTATTATATTTCATAATTATATCCTTCCAATAACCTTATTTTATATAATTAGACTA